CGAAACGATAACAAGTAGGTTAACATTGTAAACAACAAGTAAATACAATGCCGTTTAAAGAAGGACAAAGTGGTAATCCTAATGGCAGACCTAAAGGTTCTGCTAATAAGACTACAAACAAGATACGAGAAGCATTCACAAAGCTCGTAGAGGACAACTTGGAGAATATGACTCTATGGCTAACGGATGTAGCAGCAGACAACCCAGAGAAGGCTCTAAACATTATCAACCAAATGGCGGAGTACACTACGCCTAAACTTGCAAGGGTTGAGAACAAGATAGAGACCGATGAAGAAATTAACGAAGTCAAGATAAACATTGTCAAGCGTAGAGATTCAAACGAGTGAGATATTTGAGAAGAACTGGAATGCACCTACCAAGATTGTAGTCAATCAAGGGGGTACTCGTTCTGGTAAGACCTACTCACTCCTACAACTAATCATCGTATTGGCTTTATCCGAAAAGGGTAAGGTCTTTACTATTGTGCGTAAATCTCTGCCCTCCCTCAAGATGACTGCGATGAGGGACTTCATAGAGATACTCACCAATATGCACCTATACGATGAGAAGTACCACAACAAATCGGAACACATCTACAGGCTCAACGGTAACATCATTGAGTTTGTATCCCTTGACCAACCACAAAAGAAAAGGGGAGCAAGAAGGAACTACCTGTTCTGCAACGAGGCGAACGAACTTACTTGGGAAGACTTCTTTCAGTTGCTCGTTCGTACAACCGATAAGATATATCTTGACTACAACCCTTCCGATGACTTCCATTGGATTTATGACAAGCTGCTCACAAGAGATGATGTTACCTTCATCAAGAGTACTTATCTGGACAACCCTTTTCTTGACAATAGCATTGTATCGGAGATTGAAAGACTCAAGGGTACTGATGAAGACTATTGGCGTATATACGGATTGGGTGAAAGGGGTCAAAGCAAGGCAACGATTTTTACATTTATGGAAGAGGAAGTTCCCGAACAGGCTAAACTCCTCTCCTATGGTATGGACTTTGGTTTCACGAATGACCCCACTTCTCTCGTGGCGGTATATGTGCTTGACCATAGTCTATATGCAAAGGAACTGCTTTATGAAACGAACCTCACGAATAGGGACATCTCGGAAAAACTCAAAGCATTAGGGATAGATAGAAGAACTGAAATCTTTGCCGATAGTGCAGAACCTAAAAGTATAGAGGAACTCTACAGGATGGGTTGGAATGTAAAGCCAACCAAGAAAGGTGCTGATAGCATCAATGCAGGTATTGATATGCTGAAGCGTTACAAACTCCACGCAGTAGGTCACAACCTTGTCAAGGAGATGAGGAACTACAAGTGGGTAGAAGATAAGAATGGTAAGTTACTCAACAAACCTATAGATGCGTTTAACCACGCAATAGATGCAATGAGATATGCAACCTACAATAAGTTAAGCAGACCGAATTATGGCAGATACGCAGTTAGGTAAGAAGGTAACGGTTAAGTTACCAGAGAATGCAAGGGAACTAACTATTGAGCAGTACCAAAAGTTCCTGAAAGTAAAAGGAGATGAAACCTTCACAACACTCAAGGCATTAGAGATATTTGCTAACATCCCATTGAAGGTAGCCTATGCTATGAGAGCAGATGACATTTTAGACATCTCTAATCACATATTATCTATCGTAGGTGGTAATCATCCACTCACAAGGAGATTGTCCTTTAGAGGCAAGGAATATGGATTTGTTCCTAACCTTGAGGAGATGAGCTTTGGGGAGTACATAGACTTGGATACTTACTTGTCCGATATGGACAACCTACATAAGACTGTTGGGGTCTTGTACAGACCCATCACAATATCTAAAGGAGACTACTACGAGGTAGAGCCATATACAGGCACGGATGGATATAGTGACTTCCCATTGGATGTAGCGTTAGGTGCTACGCTTTTTTTTTATCGTTTAAGCAACAAATTATTGAGGGATACCCAGACCTCTTCACAGGAGGAGACCGAGAAGAACTCAATCTCTCCGCCTCCGCTAACTTCAGTAAGAAGTGGGGATGGTATGGATCAGTAGACCATTTAGCAGGTGGTGATGTAAGTAGGTACGATGTAATTACACAACTCCCCTTATCGCAATGTCTTACCAAACTTGTCTACGACAAGGAGAAGGCAGAGGTAGAGAAGAAGATGCTTAAACACTAACGCAAAGAGGTGGTTAACATAGTATGAGTTTCTATGATATAACAACCAAGATAAGAGAACACCTCATTGCTAATAAGCAGGTGAACACCGTTACAGAAGGTGACATCTTTGAGGTAGACCTCAACAAGCAGACTATCTTCCCCTTGTCACATATTATGATAAATAATGTGACCTTCAACGACATTGGTATTACCTACTCAATGAGCATTCTATTTATGGATGTAGCAGATGTGAGTAAGGCAGACCCAAGAGATGAAGCAGACATATTCTATGGGGTAGACAACAGGCAAGACATTCTAAACACGCAACTGATGGTTGCCAACGATTTAGTAAGCCACTTAAAAAGAGGTGAACTAATGAGAGACAAATACCAACTCAATGGAACACCATCTTGTGAGCCATTTGAGGATAGGTTTGAGAACCTTCTGGTAGGTTGGAATCTAACCTTGTCTATAGACATTGCAAACACTATTACCCTTTGTCCGTAATAACGAGAAATACCGAGATGGTGCTACGGCAGTTTGCCGAGCGAGTAATCAAGGCAGCACGACTGAATCTTGGTGCTACTCGTACTATTACCTATAATGATGGTAAGAAGAAAAGAAGGAGACAAGTTAGTAGTGGGAAACTCAAAGATAGTTTGGACTACGACCTCACAACAGGTGTACACCTCCTTATGTCTTTCAAGATGGCGGACTATGGAAAGTACATTGATGAGGGGGTAAGCGGTACAAAGTATAAAGTACCGAATGGTTCAAGATTTGGCTTTGATGGTAAGCAACCTCCAAAGAGTTCAATAAGAACTTGGATGGCACAAAAGAAAGTCAAGGCACGAGACCTCAAGACCAATAGTTTTGTGAAGCAGACAGAGGCGAACCTTGATAGGGCAGCCTTCCTCATATCAAGAAGTATTAAGCAACGAGGGATTCCCAAGAGTGAGTTCTTCCAAGCACCATTTAGATTAGAGTTTAGTAAGTTGCCTGAAGAGGTGCTTAAAGCAGTCTCTATGGATGTAGATGAATTTTTAAGATTTACCAAGCGATGAGTGTAATCACACCTTCAACATTAATAGGGGCAAGAAGCCCCATATACATTACTGCTAACTATTCAACATTAGCAGGGTCTATCACAGACATTACCCTTGAGGTGTATATATGGAATGGTGCAAGAGGCTCACGCCCTGCATCACCAGAATACACTTTGTTTAGAGATGTCTTTGCATCAACTGATGTATCCTTTGATATTGCTCCTATGGTTGAGGAGTACATCACAAACACCTATGATGATAGAGCAGTAACTACTGCTCAAGCATCTGTTGATGGTGGTGTGTGGTGGGTGCAAGTAGACTACGATGTGAACTATGTCAATAAGGCTACCCCTCCTCAAACCGTTAACGACACAGGAAGCTCGGATATCTTCTACTCAAGCAATGGATACCACACCTTTGCAGAGGGAGCGAACTATGAATACCCAGCAGACTACCTACATACCATTGAACACTTCTATGTAAAGCAGAATAGCACAGAGACCGCTAAAGTACATTTAGGGAACTATGGTGCTGATGAGGTTTATTTTGTAGCGTATCTTGCTCCTAACGGAACATCACACATCATAGACATTGCCTCACTACATAGTTCAACACAACCAGAGGGTAGGATCGCAGAGATTCCTATTGGAGCGAATAACCTTGATGCTTGGTTAACGGCTACAGGAAGCACCGCACAATCTCCAAGAGATGTAGATGGATACACTATCGCTATCCTTGATGATGGTAGTGCTGAACTCTACCGCATAACGGTTGAGAAGGTATGTGAGCCTAAATACGACATCCAACGATTGGACTACATTAACCGCTATGGTATCTGGGACTACTTGTACTTCTTCAAGGCAAGTCAAGACAACTTCAACACTACGAGTGAGCAGTACAGAAGGTCTTTAGGCAGTTCAGGTGCAAGTGGGTTTACCTACGATAGCACCGAGCAGATGTACACCAAGTACAACACGAATGGAAAGACACAAACTACGCTAAACACAGGATGGGTAGCAGAGGAGTACAAAGAGGCTATTAAAGACTTAATGATGAGTGAGCGTATGTTGCTCAACGGCTCACCTGTAAACCTTGTTACCAATTCGGTAACCTTACAGAAGTCCCTCAACGATAAGACTATCAACTACACAATAGAGGTAGAAGAAGCATTTGATACAAGGTATGTATAAAGTAGACCTTTACATAGATGGTCAAAAGGCTGACCTATTCCAAGATGAGAGCATAGAGATGAACTTGAGTGTCCAGAACATTAAGGACATCTCTAAAGTGTTTGGTGACTTCACTCAAAGTTTCACTATCCCTGCCTCACCTACAAACAACAACATCTTTAAGCACTACTACAATGTAGATATCTTGGGAGGGTTTGATGCCAAGCTCCGAGTAGATGCTTTCATAGAAATCAATAGCAACCTCTTTAGAGATGGTGTATTGGAGTTGGAAGGGGTGCAGATGAAAAGCGGTGAGCCATATGCGTACAATGTAGGGTTCTATAGTCGTGTCACTTCTTTGAAGGACAAGTTTGGTGAGGACAAGTTAAATGTCTTGGATTTGTCTGCTCAAGACCATACCTACAACGACACCAACATACAAGCAGGTATAGAAGGATATGTGAGTGGTACAGGAAGTGCAGTCATCTACCCAATGATTACGCCTGTAACAAGATGGTACTACGACTCTCAAGGTTCTCACGGAGCAGGAAACATCCATTGGCACAACGACCCAGATCACGGAGTGTTCTACTACGACTTGAAACCTGCGGTTAAGTTGCAGAAGATTATAGATGCGATAGAGGTAAAGTACGGCATAGAGTTTCAAAGTGACTTCTTTGATAGTGCTGACTTTGGTAAGTTGTTTATGTGGTGTCATCGCAGAGCGGGGTATATGTTCAAAGACCAACCTAATGGTAAGACACCTGACATCATCAACTTCACTTCTAACACTACAGGAGACTATAACCTCACTACGCAGAAGTACACTATAACGGCAGCGCAAGAAACGGAATTACGCATCTCCTACACTACCAATAGTTCAAGTGACTATAAGATGGTGGTATATGTCAACGATGAGTTGTATACCTCAAGACAACATAGCGGTAGCGTAACAAGTGAGATAATCTTATTAGGCACATTAGATGTAGGTGACACCGTGCAGATTAGGTTTGCACCTCCTACAGATTGGGATGCTTCAGTCATTACTTTGAATAGTGTTTCTGTAGACCTTGAATACTTCTACTTGTCAAGTTGGAACTTGGCAGATGGTATTAGTAGGGTGACCTCACAATCTATTAGTAGCACGGTTGTTATTGCTGACCAACTTCCAGAGCAAAAGATTAGTGACTTTATAGGAAGCCTTGTACGAGCTTTTAACTTGATTATCGTACCTGTAGGAAACGGAAAATACGA